CCTCGCCGCGAAAAATTCTGCAAATTTTGGGATCGTGGCCTGATGGCTGACGAGGAAATCCCGGAGCCGGTTGCTGATCGTGCTGAGTTGTTGGTTCTTTTGTCGGCGCAGGCTCGGAGGGGTTCTACGGCGGCTGTGAAGGCGCTTTTGGAGGAGTTGAGGCGTGATGCCGACGATAACGAGGGCGCAGGGGACGGGTTCTGCGGCCTTGACGGCGACGAGCTCTCGCAGCGGCGTAAGTCGGCCTAAGCCTTTTACGATCGATCATTGGCGTGCGTATGCACGTCTTCTGGTGCTTGATAACGGGGAGCATTGGGAGCCCGAAGACTTTCAATGTCAGATCGTTGATGATCTGCTGTCGGATTTCGTTGCGGTGTGGACGATCATTCCTGAGGCGAACGGCAAGACAACGTTGTATGGCGGGCTGGGGTTGTATTGGGCTGATTTTCAGCCGGCGGCGGAGGTTCTGCTAGCGGCGGCTTCGCGGCAGCAGGCAGAGTTGATGTATTCGCAGGCGGCGGGGTTCGTTCGGCGTACCCCTGGGATGCGGAAGCGCTTTCGGCCGTATGACGGGTACCGGCGGATCAAGAGTCTGCGGTTGGATGGCCGGATCCAGGTGATGGCTGCCGATGACTCGACCGGGGACGGCGTTCTCTACGACTTGGCTCTCATTGATGAGCTTCATCGCCACAAGAACTTGAAGTTGTACCGGGTGTGGAAGGGAAAGGCGCAGAAGCGTGGGGGGACATTGGGTGTGATTTCGACGGCGGGGGAGCCTGGCGGCGAGTTTGAAGATGCTCGAGCCAACATCGTCAGGACCGCTCAGAGCGTCGAGCGTGATGGTTTGCATGTGCGTGCGGTGTCTGGCGAGACGGTGTTGCATGACTGGTCGGTGCCGATGGCCGCGGACGTCGAGGACATGGCTGTTGTGAAGGCCGCGAATCCGTTTTCGTTGATCACGGAGAAGAGCCTTAGGGCGAAGCGTGATGATCCTGCGATGACGCCGGAGCATTGGCGCCGGTTTGTTTGCAACCAGGCGGTGCTGTCGGGCGGCTCTGCGATTAGTCCTGAGGAGTGGGACAAGCTTCGCGAAGAGGACCTTGTGGTTGATCGGGGGGCCCCGGCGTTTGGTTGGCTTGATCTGGGTTGGAAGATCGACACGACCGCGCTCGGAGCGTTGGTGTGGGAGTCCGATGAGCGTCGTGTGGTTAGTGATGTTCTTGTGATCCCGCCACCGGTCGATGAGCTTCATGTGGTGGCTGGGCTGTTGCGGTTGCAGGACGCTTTCGAGGATTTTCGGGGCGTGGTGTACGACCCGAATGCGGGAGGTCAGCAGATGGCGCAGCTACTTGAGTCTGGGCGGCATCCGTTGCAGACCGATGATGATCTTCGCGAGGAGCATGGTCTGTTGCGGTTGGAGGGTGCTGAGGCGCCACAGGTGTTGTTCATTGAGCATTCGCAGGACAACGCGCCGATGGCGGATGCTGCCGCGAAGCTTGATGAGGCTGTGCGGAACGGTTGGCTCAGGCATGATGGCAATCGGCTGTTGAGGTCGCATGTGCTGAATGCTGTTGGCCGTTCGTTGGGTGGAGAGAAGTGGAAGTTTGATCGGCCAGCGGACGCGAAGGGCGAGCGCCGCGGCCGGTATCCGATCGATGCGTTGACGGGGCTGTTGATGGGTCATCGCACGGCGTTGGCTGAGGCTGGGGCTGCGGAGTCGTTCTACTTCGAGGTGATGTCTTGACGTGGCTGGACAGCCTGACCTTGGAGACGGTTGTGATCCACACGAAGGACGGCAACTCGATTAAGGGCATCAAGAGCGCGGTTCATGATGATGGGATCCTTCTGCGGGAGGCTTGCATCCTTGAGGAAACGGGGTTGATCATGCTGGATCACGACCCGTTCATTCCGCGTGAGAATGTCTCTTGGTTGCAGGTTGTGGCATGACGACGTTGCAGACCGCCGATGGCCGGCTCCTGCGAGCCCAGCGTCCGCAGGGCACAGGCTTTCAGCAGTCATCGGGGCTCGCGGGTCCGTTTTCTCCGATGTGGTCGGATGGGTCAAGCGATAACGATGCGTCTGACGCGTACCTGAAGTCGTATGAGGCGATCTACCGTTCCCAGCCCGTGTTGGCTGGGGTGATCGACAAGCTTGCCCGACGCATCGCGACGTTGCCGTTGGTTGCGTATGAGAAGAAGGGTCAGACCCGCAAGGTGGTTGAGGGCGACTCGCTGGACACGCTTCTCAGAACCCCGATGCCGCGGCGTTCGACGGTCCATCTGCTGACGCACATCTTCCAGTCGCTGTTGATCCACGGCAATGCTGTTGTCGCGAAGGTCCGTACGGGCGATGAGGAAACTCCTCCGTCAATGTTGTGGCCGCTGAACTGGGCGCAACTCTCGGCGTATGGTCCGATCGGCGGGACGATTGAGTGGTGGTCAACGACGCAGTTTGAGGGGGAGGAGCGCTTCATCAAGGCTGAGGACACGTTGCATTTCGCGTGGGTCGCCCCGTCTGGCTCTGAGATCGGTGTTAGCCCTCTTGAGAAGCTTGGTGTCACGATCAGGTTGGAGGATGCGGCGCAGCGTCATCAGACGAGCATGTTCCGCAATGGTGTTCGTCCGTCTGCGGCGGTGACGATTGATGATCCGAACCCGCGCAAGGAGAAGCTTGATCTTGCTTCGACGATTATCCGCCAAGCCCATGGTGGGATGGACAAGTCTGGGTCGTGGGTGTTCCTTGGTGCGAACGCGAAGGTCACGCCGTTGTCGTTCAACGCTGTAGAGGTTGAGTTGATTCAGCAGCGCAAGTTGGATCGCGAGGAGATCGGGATGGTGTATGACATGCCAGGCCCGTTGATGGGCGATTTTGAGCACGCAACGTTCGCGAATGTCACTGAGATGCTGCGAAGCCTGTACAGAGACGTGATTCCGCCATGGACCGAGCTGTTCGTGCAGACGACACAGGTTCAGCTTCTCGATCCGGAGCCGGCGTGGCTAAAGCATCTGGTCCGCTTCACGTTCGAGGACAAGTTGAAGGGTGCACCTGAGGAGCAGGCCGCTGTTGACAAGTCCGATGTGGAGTCCGGTATCCGTACGCGTGATGAGGCCCGTGAGTCCCGTGGCTTGGAGCCGAAGAAGGGTGCTGCTGAGGAGCTCACCGCGAACGTGAATAACCAAGCCCTGCTTGATTCTTTGATCGAAGACGACGATGAGGAAGAGCCTGTTGTTCCTCCGCCGCCGCCGTTTGGTCCACAAGGTTCCCCTGTTGTTCCTGTCGTTGATCCCAACTCGGCGCCGCCGGCCGTCAAAGGGCGTAGGGAGTAGACATGGCTGAAGAGCCCACCACGCCGCCTGAGGGCGGCACCGTAGTTGAAGAGCCTGAAGTCAAGACGGAGCAGACCGTTCCGTATGAGCGGTTTCAGCAAGCCAACGCTAAGGCCAAGGAGGCCGCGACGAAGGCTGCTGCGCTCGAGAAGGACATGAAGGAACTGCGTGCAGCGATGGAGGATCGTGAGAACGCGGGTCTTCCGGAGCTTGAGCGTGAGCGTAAGCGTGCTAAGCAGTTGGAAGAGCGCATCGCTGACGCTGAGGCTCGCGCTGAGGCAGCGGACGCCAAGCTTGCCAGGACCACGAAGGCCAGTCTGATTCGTGAGGCAGCAAAGGACTTTGCGGATCCCAGCGACGCGGTTGCGTTCGTTGATCTGGATTCCGTTGAGGACGAGAAGGACGCTGAGCGTGCTGTGAAGGCGCTAGCGAAGAGTAAGCCACATCTTTTGAAGGCGGAGAAGCCTGTGCTTCCCGGGAAGGTGTTGCAGAATGGCCAGGCGTCGAACGGTGCGGATGCATCGGGACGCATCAATTTGACCGAGGAAGCTCAGATGGTGAGCGACAACCTCGCGAAGTTCCTGAAGTCGCGTCAGACAAGCTGATGCTTCCCTTTCCATAGGTCGGGGCTCGCCGTCACCGGGCGTTATCGGGTGCATCTCGCCCCACGATCACAGCCAACAAGGAGTACCGATCTAAATGGCAAATGCAATCCCACTGCTTGAAGGCACTGACGCCTCAGGCGGATTTCTTGTTCCCGATGGCCAGGGCGGCCTTGTTTTCGCCCGTGGCCTCAACCGCGAGTCAGCGGTCGCTTCGATGCCCGGCCTGCGTATCCGTCAGGTCATGGGCAAGCGCGAGAAGCTGACTGAGTACGTTGGTCGCCCGACCGTTGCGACGGTCGCTGAGGCCGGTCCGAAGCCCGCTACCGGGGCTGAGTATGCGTCGGTGACGCTGGACATCGTCAAGGCAGCCACGGTGGTCATGTACACCGAGGAACTGATTGAGGATGCCATTGAGGATCCGACGGTTCTGATCAACAACGATGTGCGTGCCGCGTTCGCGGATTACATCGATTCGAACGCGCTGGGTCGCAACGCGGCCGGTACGATTGTGGGTTCGTTCAACTCGGAGCTGTCTGAGACGACGCAGACGGTTGAGCTCGGTACGACTGGGGATGCGCTCGCAAGGGCGATCTCCGAGGCTATGGGCAAGGTTGAGGCCAACGGCTATGTCCCGACCGGGGTGATTCTGGCGAACGATGGCCGGATGCATCTGCGGAACGCCCGGAACACGGTTGAGACGACGATGCCGGTCTACTCCGATGGCTACACATCTCCGACGAATGAGATGTACGGGCTGCCGCTGCGATACACGACGAACCTTCAGACGTTCGCTGGGGCGGCTGCGGCCGGCCGGGTTGTCGGGATCGTTGGGGATTTCTCGCAGGCGGTGCTTGGGCTGCGGAAGGACATCAGCCTGACGTTCAGCGATCAGGCCACGATTGACGTGGGTGGCACGCTGCATCACCTGTGGCAGCAGAACAAGGTCGCTTCGCGGTGGGAGTGGCGCGGCGGTTTCGTCGCCCATGACCTGAACCGCTCGTTCGCTGCGATCATCAACGCTGTCTAGTCAGAGGAGATCAGGCGTATGCCATCACTGAAGAGAAGCGACGCGCAGACCACCGATCCGACGGTGACGAGCGGGACGACGGGCCCTGAGTACCCGGAGGGCACGCACCCGGCTAGGACACCGTCTGAGGTCACGCATAGCGCGGACAGGATCAAGTACAGCGATAACCCGGATAAGCCGGACGCGACAAGTATCGCGCAGATCGCTGAGATTCCTGAGGACATGAAGAGCTAGATGCAGTTTGCCCGCGTCGCCCATAGCGGCGGCGCGGGCTGAGACTTTGGAGGGAGGGCTGGTTTATGCAACGCATTATCCAGGGCCAGTCCGCTGTGCTGCGGTACACGTTCTACGTTGATGGGGTTGCTACGAACCCGTCGCCTGATGCCGCTACCGTCACGATCACTCGGGATGACGGCACCGATGTCGTTACGGCTTCGCCGGCTACGGAGGCTGGCACGGGGGTCGTTACGTTCCCGGTGACGCCGTTGATGACCGCTGAGCTTGATCGCTGGACGGTCAAGTGGACCGCGACGGTGGATGGGCAGTCACAGACGTTTACGGAGATCGTGGAGGTAGCGGGCGGCGTGCTGTTCACGGTCGCTCAAGCACGCGCGCTGAAGCCTCTGAACGACACGGCTAAGTACTCGACAGCGGACATCCTGGATGCCCGCACGATGGTTGAGACCGCGCTCGAGGATGCTTGCGGTGTTGCGTTCGTGCCGCGCTATGACCGCCGGGTGTTCAGCGGGTCCGGGAAGACAACGATGCTGCTCCCGCCTCGCACCCGTGTCATACGGTCTGTCAGCAACGATGGTGTAGCAGTTGGAGTTTCAGGGCTGGAATCGATGCGGTTCCTCCCGACTGGGGAGCTGTACTACCCGTCGGTGTGGACGTGGGGGTACGGCAACCTTGAGATCGCGTTTGAGCATGGCCATGATTTCCCGCCGCCGAGGGTGGTTCAGGCGGCGCTGTTGTACGCGAAGAACTTCCTTGTGAAGGGCCCGATCGATGATCGCACCACTTCGGTGTCTAGCGAGGATGGAACGTTCGCGCTAAGTACTCCGGGGATGCGCGGTGCAACGGTCGGGATCCCTGAGGTTGATGCGGTGATCAACCAGTACTCCATGCAGGTCGGGATCGCCTGATGGCGTACAGCACGATTCCTGCCGCGAAGGCCCGAATACTTGTGGTGCTGGATGCTTTGCCCGGCCTCGACGGTGTCCTGGTTCAGCGTGGGTTGCCGACGGATCAGCCACCTGAGCGCGAGCGGGTCTACATCGATAACGCGGTGGACATCTCGCGGGAGTGGATGATGGTTGGCCGACGCCGCCTTGACGAATCTTTCACGGTCCGCATCCTGGTTGAGACGTTCCTTGACGGCGACGATCAGACCGCTGGCGAGGATCGCATGTGGACGATTGTCGCGGAGATCGAACAAGCCTTGATCCTGGATCTGACGTTGAACGGGATCTTGACTGGCAACACCGAACGGCCGTCTGGGATCAAGCCGGGCGGTATTGAGGATCAGAACAGTTTCCCTGCCCCGGACGGCTGGATTTCCCATGCTGTCCTTCGTATGGATTGTGCAGCCCGTATCTAAAGCAAGGAGGGGCAGATGCCCTACGTGAAACTCAAGGCGGACGATGAGCGCGACGTGCCCGAGCTCCGCTTGATGGCTGTCAAACCCGGCCAGACTGTTGAAGTCACGGCCGACCAGCTAGCAGGTTTGATTTGTCAGGACATCTGGGAGGAAACGAAGGCGACCAAATCAGCACCCGTGGCGGCTAAGGACGAGGAGAGCTAGGCCACCTTTTGCTGTACAGATCGTCACGATGCAGGGCGCAATGCTCGGCCTTTGTCATCGGTTGTAGGTTCTCGACACGGTTGTCATCCTTGATACCGTTGATGTGGTGGACTTCGATGTCGGGGCGAAGGTAGGGAACCCCGTCGACGCGCAGAAGGAACGCGCTCCCGGGCTGGTGCTCACGTAGATGAGCTTCAACGACAAGTCTGTGTTGAAGCATGTTCTTGTCGGCTCCACCGAAGGGGTGGCGTCGCGCAGACACGACGATGTAGCCGTCAGTGTGTCGATATCCACCGAGAGAGTTGGGTGCGACCTTGCCGTATTGAGGGTTCTTAGTGCCTATCTTCGATTTGGCTATGCGGGCGCGAGCGCTTGGGTCTAGCCGCCGGCCAGTGCTGTTATGCCCAGAGATGTATCGGCGGCCGGCCTTGGCAACGCCCCCGCACCCGCAGGCACAAGGGAGAATGGCCTTGGGTGGCTTCGATGGCCCTGGATTGTGGCCGTGTAGCCAACGCGGGATGCCTGTGTTGAAATGCACAGCCTTTAGCGGGATCTGGGCGCCACATCCACACTCGCAGAAGTGATGACCCTCGTTAGCTTTCAACCAAGCCGCGCGTGTCCCGCGTGGCACCCTGATTCCTCGTGATGCAGTCATGCCATGAGGCTACACGATAGATCGGACATAAGGAGAGCATCATGGCTATAGGCAGTGGACTTTCGGCCCAGGTAGGTCTGAAGAAGGAGACCACGTACGGCACCCGTGTGGTCAGTGATCTGTTCTACGAGTTCTCGTCTGAGGGCGGCGTTCGCAACATCCGCCGCCTAGAGTCGAAGATGCTCCGCTCGGGACGGTTCTTCCAGTCGGCGCCGCGCAGCATCATGACGACACGCGACGCAGCGGTCAGCATCGCCGGAGAGG